CCGCGCGCCCACCGCCACCTTGTTGATCGCCCGCGTCAGAACGCGAGGCAGTCCCTTCGGCACGTCGGCCAGCAGCCGCCGCACTTCCGCCATCTGCCGTTTGTTTACCACCACATCGATCATGCTCAGGCCGCCTCTATTCCCTTCTTGCACGTCAATCGCCCATCGGCGAGCGTTACGACCGATCCTCCCGCGGTCGTCGCCTGGAACTGGAAAATATAGTTCCGTTGTTCGGCCGGCGGGTACGGCGACAGCGCCGCCGTCTGCGTCGCCGTCATATCCGCCTTGACCGTTACCGTGTCGCCGTCGACAGTGCCACGTAGATGTTGGTCGGCACCGTGAGTGGTGTGACCTTGAGAACGTGATCGCCGATAGCCTGCTCGATATAGTTTGAGAAAGCGCTCATAGTCTGTCACTCCCGATTTATTAGGTTTACTTGTCGGTATTCTCGTCAGACTGTCAGTTTCGCCGTGCCCGCCCCATCTGTTTGATACACAGCCCCGTCGTAGCCGGCACGTATGCTTCCGGGCCTACCCACCGACCAATTGTACCATTCGGTCGGCGTCATTATCTCAATACCACCGTCCGCGTTCTTTGGATAGACATTCGCGTCCATCCAGGCGAGGAAGTCCGTCCAGAAGTCCAAACTGATGTCATTGGCTGACGGCGACGCGAGTATCTGGTGCGTGTAGGTGTTCAGCACCGTTCGGTTGGCAATCGCCGCGTCAAGTATAGGTTCAGCGGCCACAGAGAAATCATCATTGTCCGTAGTGTGCAGGGCATAGTACGGCAGGTTCGCCCACGATGTCGGATTCCAGAACGAGCCAACGGTGTTATAAAGAGCATTTACCCGCCGATAACCCTTTCGACCGACGCCGCCCCGCACGCCCAGGAACATGCCAGGTTTCATCGCCAGGTCGCCCGCGTACTCGCCGGTGTCCGGGTCAACAGCACTGTATCCGGTGTTCTGCATCCACGAGTGGAATTGCGAACCTCGATAAAAACCGTTCTGGGCAAGCCACTTTCTTGCCTTCGCTAAATCGGTCCGAACGACAGAAGTGGCGGTTTCGTCGCTAAACGCCGCACCGCTGAAGCCATGTGAGCAAATGTCCCACCCGTCGGCATGAAGCTCCTGCAAATGAGCCAGTGTCATATACGACTCGCCACCGACGTTGTTGCACACGGTCCATGCTGTACCCTTCCAACCCCTTGAGGCCAGAGCAGGATATGCAACCGAATACGCGCTCTCGTATGGCCCATCTAAACCCAATACCAGCCCCGCACGTTCAGGAGCCTGCGAGACTATCGCCCCAACGTGAATATCAACAGCGTCGGTGGCCACGAATATTAAACGAACCTTGCTTAGTGTTTTTGTGGGATGGTCATCATCCCAAGCCGTTGGCGACGAAATCGCCGAAAATACCTGCCTTGGTATATGCAGCCAGTTCCACTCGCCGTCCACCGCACCATAATCATTAGCCGCCGTACCCGCCCATAGTGCTGCTCGATGGGAGCCGACTTCCGGCGTGCCCAGTGTGCCCGCAAAAAGCTCCATGTTGATTATCCCAAGATTCGCCAGCGCGGACATCTTGAGCAGGACCGAAACACCGAAACGGGTATCCACCAACATCGGTAGTTCGCACGTCACCGTACCCGTGACGGCACCGGCCACCGCAATTTTCAGACATCGGTCGCCAACCTTCGCGTTGGCGGCGGAGAAGTCCCGCGAACCTACGACGCCGGCCCCGGTAACGCTCCAGGTCTCGTCGTCCTGCATCAGGCACACGGGCGCCTGCCTTATCGGAGCCGACGCACCGGCAATGCCTTGCAGCGGCATCGCCAGCTTGTTCGCCGTCACGTCCCCGTCCTGCAATTCCTGTGGCTGGAATAATGGCATTGGTCTATGTCTCCGTGACGCAGAGGACCTTGGAACCGGACGAGCAGATCGCGGTCACAGTGCCCGTGTATAGGTTGAGTTGATTGATCTCGTAACACCCACCCCCCGCGTTTAGGCGAACCCCCTCGTTCATCACGGCGGTGGCTCCGAGCCGCAGATAGATCGTCTCGTTCGAATCGTTGACGAACGTCGCGGCGACGCGGCTGGCGTTTGCCGCCAGGACGGTCGTTGTCGAAGACCCGACGCTGACGCCCTTGCCCGCCTCGGACGCTGTGGCCTTGAAATCCTCTGTCTGGCTGTATGCGTTTTTGACGCCCATCGTTATCTCCTAGCTGACCTCGAGGGTCACGAATTCGCTGTCCTGTTCCGTGATCCGCCTGATGCTCCGCGTTTGTACGGTTCCGCCGAGTCGTTCGGCCACGTCGATTCCGTCTGATCCGGTATCGATATCCGCCGGCGTGATCCCCGCGTCCTCGTCGTTCAGCGCCGTCACGCGGATCACCGGCGCCGTCGCGTGCATCGTCTCATCCGGCGTTTCGCGGGCCACCATCACCGTTATCTCCCTGGCGTCGCCGCCGGCGGGCCGGTAAATAATTTCTTCCGTCCGCCCTCTGGCCTTCTCCGCGGCCATTATTCTCTCGGCCGTCGTGCTCATTCGTTCGGCGCCTGTGCCTTCGCGAGCAGTTCCATCGCCCTGGCGTTGATCTCGCTGGCCGTTTGCTTTGCCATTTCGGCCTCGTGGCGTGCGTGCATCTCGTCGTGCCTGGCCGAGTTGGCGTCGGCCTTCTGTTGTTCGGCGTCCGCCTGCCGCCGCCGGGCCTCCTTGCGTTTTCTCGCCCCGTAGACGACGCCGCCGGCACCAGGTATCAACGCCAGCAGCCCGTAGTCACCCAGAAATCCGCCGGCCAGGTCGATCCAGTTATCCGCCTCGGCCGCGGTCTTTTCCGCCACTTCTCTTGCCGTTGGTTTCCGGGCGGCCTGCGCGGCGGCCGCCTCGCCTATCTTGCGAACCAGGGCATCCAGGGCCGCCAGGCGTGCCTTCTCGCCCTCCGAGAGTGCCTCGTCGTCCGGCACCCGCACGGCGGCGGCTATCTCGGCGCCGGCCCTCGCCAGCCAGGTCATCGCCTCGATGCGGTGTATGATCTCGCCGGCCGCGATCTTCGATTTGTTCTGCACGTCGGTGGCCAGTTCGGCCAGGCCGCGACCGACAACGACGGCGACCTTGCCGTAAATGGCCTCGCGGAGCTTCATCCGCTCGACCTGCTCGTCCCGCGTCCGCCACGCCCCTGCTATTCCCGGCGGCGTCAGGTCGGCCGTGTCGATCGGTTCTCGTGGCGAGCCGGTATATGTCGCCTGTGTCCGGGCGGCCTGGGCCATTCGCACGACCGCCGCCGAACCGGGCGGCAGGCCCTTGGCGGCGGCGACGGCGCAGAGGTCCGCGGCGACCTGGGCGTTCTGTTTGATTTCCTCGCCGGGCGCGAATCGCAGACCGGGGGCGGGTCCGTTGCAGCCCGCTATCGCCAGGGCGGTCAATGTCAGGAGGATGTTCCTCATAGCCACTACTCCTTTTCGATTCGCTTCAGGAGCACCTTGATTTCTCGCAGGTCCATCTTCATCGACGTAACGTCCGCGTCGTATACTCGCTGGCGATCCTCCACTACCTCGATTCGTCGGCAGTTTTCGCTCGAGGCGAACGCCGCCGTTACGCCGCTGACAATCGCCGTGGCGATCAGGATCACCAGGACGGGCACGCCTATTTTCGCCAGCACATTACCGCTCCCGTTTCGTTCGCTCATTGCCGTTGCCGTTACCTGGCCTTCGCCGTTCGTTGTCGTTGTTCGCGTCGTTCGCGTTGTTCACGGCTATCGCCGTATTACTCGGCGTTCTCGTGGACCGTCAGCGCCGCGAACACGCCCTTGCCCAGCGTGCCGGTGCCGGCGTTGACCGTGACGACCACTTCGAGCACGTCGCCGTCGACCAGTCCGGCGGTATCGATAGTCGCCGCCTCGACGATTCTCACGGCGTTGGTGCTGTCCAGGACGATTGCTCCAGTGAGCACGCTGACGCCGTTTTTCTTGAGGTCGATGGTGATCGTCGCGTCGCCGATGCAGGCGACGACGATACCGGCCTCAAAGGCCACCACGTCGCCGGTGGCCCCGTAGACGACGTGGACCACGCGCGACTCGGCCGCGGCGGTCGTGTCGCTTTCCTGCGCGTATATCTGGCGATGCAGGTGTTCGGTCTTTTCCGCCTCGATCCCGGCTGCCGCCTTTATCGCCGCGTTGGTGATGCTCTCGGCGGGCGGCGAGAACGACTTCGGCCGCAGGTTGCCGTTGATGAATACGTCGCCTTCGATTCTTGACGGTGCCGCCATGTGTTTCTCCTCGTCCCTGTCGTCTTTTCCGCCGACGGCCCTGGGGGCTTACGTGCGGACCACGTCGCACACAAGCCCCCTCGCGACGCCGAAGTCCCTTTCGCGCCGCGGGCCGCCTGTCCGTCACTTGGGCATTGCTCTACTAGGCTTCGGCCGCCCAGGTTCCGCGTTCGGCCTCGACGTACCATCCGGCCGACCCGTCGGCCCGCAGGACGATGTAGTCCCCGCGACAGGCCGTTGCCTTGGTATTGATCCTGTCTTTGTTGTCGACGCCGGCCAGGTCGGCGCCCATGATCTTGTCGTTTGCGTTGGGGTTGATCGTCACGGCCACCGCCGCGTCGGCCCCGCCGTTACGGACCACGTAGACCAGGCCCGCCGCCGTCGCCGGCAGCGTGATGGTCTTGGCGTCGACGGTGACGTTAATCACCTTGCCGACGTCCTGGGCGTCGAGCGTCTTATCGACGGCGACGTCTTCCCAGGTCCGGTCGAGCAGTTCCGGCGCTACCGATCCGCCGGCGTTGACCCACACCGTTGCCGTTGTGGCGGCGTTAGCCTTGTCGGCCGCGGCCTTGCCGGCGGGCGTGTTGCCGCCGGCGAATGCCGTCAGCCGCTCGTTTGTGGCGTCCCAGAACAGCTCCTCGCCCTGGCTCCAGACGCCCGTCGAAAGTGCGGCCAGCGAGTGTTCTCTCTGGATTTCCAGCGCTCCCGCCGAACCGTTTGCGATATCGGCGACCGCGATACCGATCATGTCGCCGATAACGACCACGTCGCCGCTGGAGACCGCCGCTCCGGTCCCGTTGGTCCATGCGATTCGAATTCCTTCGCCCTTGAACGTGTTCATTTTGTTCTCCGTGTTCTCTGGTTTTCAGCCGGCCTGCCTGCCGGTAGGCAGGTTCTTTCGGGTTCCGACCGTGTATTTCAGGTTATGTCCGATACAAACGCCCGTCAGTCCACGCCTACACGCCGGCGTTTTTATACAAGCCGCGGTGATCGACGGCCTTGGCGACGACCGAATGCCGCACGGCCATTTTCACGTCGTCCGTGTCGAAATCGGTCTTCTGTTTGACGACCGGCGTTTGCTCCTCTTCGAGGAACACCAGCACCACCGTGTCCGCGCGTCCGGGTTCGGCGGCCAGGTACCACGCCGTCGTGCTGTTGGCGTCGAGCCGAGCTTCCGGCACTGTCGTCAGACGGTTGGCGAACGGGTTTGGAGTGGCGTTGCTCTTGGCCGGATCGACCAGCGACCCGACGAGTTGGATCGCCGTGGTTTCGGCGGCCGCGGGCACGAGCAGGAACTTCGGCTGGATGTTCAGGTGCGCCACTCCGCCGATGCCCTTCTGGATTCCCATCGCCGCGAAACCGGCGCCCAGCGTGATGACGCTCAGCGCGGCGCCGGACCCCGCGAGGTTGCCGTGGTCGGCGTGGAAGAGGACCGTGCCGTCTGCCATCGCGGCGTTTGCCGTGAGGATGGCGTAGACGACGTCGTCTTCCTTTCGTTTCCCGGACTGTGCCAGCAAACGCGGGGCATTCCCGAAGGCGTTGAGGTCGTCGTTGACCACCGTCTTGCGGGTGATGACCAACCCCCCCATGAACTCGACCAGTGCCGCTGTTTCCCGGCCCTCACTGAGAGTGCCGTAGGTGAGTCCCTGCCCCTCGCTGCGTGCGACCAGGTCGGGCGCTTCGCTGAGCGAGAGCATCTTGAAGTCCTTGTAATCCGGCTTCGTGTCTCGCCCGCACCATATCTGCCACGTCGAGGGCGCTTCCGCGTACGCGGCCCGGAGGCTCTTCCTCGCCGTATCCTCGAGGATGTACGGGAAATCGCTGGTGCCCTGGGCCAGGAAGTTCCAGCCGATACGTTGCGCGAGCCGATGTGGGTTGAGCAGCAACTCGGCCGTCTCGATGCGTCCGAGCATATCCACGCCGGCCATGCCGACACCATGGAGGTATTGCCTTCCCAGGTCAATCAGGGTCAGCCGCCGAAGCTGCTGTCCTCGCTCGTGCGCCTCGCGAGTCCTGATCCGGCCGTCGTCGTTGCGCTGGGGCACGCCCGTCACCTCGTCGAACTCCATCAGCGGCACACCCGCTCGCAGCAGGATCGCGTCGGAGATTCCGTCGCGAAGACTGCTGACGTTGCGGTCCTCACCGACACTGATCGCCGAACCGGCGCCGACCGGCACGGGGCTCATCGCTGCGGCCAGTTCGGCCAGCTCCGTCGCCTGCGCGAGCGACACGCCGCGGTCGCACAGTCCCTGCGCCCAGTCCGTCGCGAGGTTCCGCCCCGTCGCCAGGGCCATTATTCCATCCCGCCGTGTGCGATCGGCCGCGAGCGCATCCGTTGCCGCCTGGGCGCGGAGCGCCTCTTCGCCCATCGCGGCGACTTCCGTCGGGACCGTCAGTTGCGTCGGCGCCGCTGGGGACGTTTCCGCCAGTTGTAACGGCGAGATCTGCCCCTGTAGTGCCGGAGTCGCCTGCCCCGTTGCGGGCGGGTCGGCGGCGTTTGGTGCGATACCCGACAACGACAGGCTGTCGGCGATCTGCTTTTGTGCGCCCGTTCGCGTGTTCCAGAATGCGATAGCCTCGGTATCGGTGACGCCCTTGGTCAGCCCGATCGTCTCCAGGTACATCCTCAGTTGCTCGTTCATCTTTCGTTCTCCGTAACTCTTGGGCGTCGCCGTTGGCTGGCTTCCGCCGTCTCTTGTCAGCAATCCGCCGGGGTTGGCGGCGGGATCATCCGTGAAATCGACCGCGATAACGTCCTTGACTCGCCCCAGCGGCGGCAGCGGCAGGCCGGTATCGTCGTCCGCCTGCTCCTCGTACGCGTCAGGCTCGAACACGATGGACAGGCCGATCTTGTCCGGATCGTCGTCCGCCACGTCGAGCAGGTATCCCTTCGCGTCGCCCTTGCCGGGCAGCTTGTCGCCGTATTTGCCGAAGACGATATCCCCCAAAACCTTGTCATCCTCGATTCGCGTGTCGGGCGAAACCCGCCCCAGCAGAATCTCGACACCGTCCGTATCGCCCCAGCCCCAAACGTGTTTGAGCCGCACCTTCACGCCGCCGGCGTGGCTATTGATGGCGTCGGAAACCTGCTTGAGCATGACGTCGTCGACGACGAATCCATGTCCCAGGGCGGGACCCCGCGTGATAATTGACACACCCCTCAGGGCGCCCTGGCCGTCTCGGTCAACAACGAACTGTCCCTTCTGGAGGCCGATCCGCAGGGCCACAGATCCGTCGGCCACAGCGGCCGCCTGCCCGCCTCGGGCGGAGCGGTCCAGATGCACCATTCCTACAGTTTCCACCGTCATGTCAGTCTCCCGCCCCTGGGGTCAGGGTCGCGTTCAGGTTCAGTCGATCCGCCAGTTTTTGGCTCAGGCCGTCGCCGTTGCCGTTATCGCCATCTTCCCCCGGTTGCTTCTTCTCCGGTCGCGGCTCTCGCGGTTCGATCTTGCCGTTGCCGAAGACCTGGTCGATCAGGTCGTCGATCTTGAGTGTTTGTCGCATCTCGCGGGCCTCCGCGATCTCCGCGTACGTGTCGGCGATCTCCAGTCCCTTTTCGTTGGCGTAGTCCTGTGGGCTCATCAGGCCCAGTGCCATCAGCAACTTGGCCGCCGCGGCATCCTTGGCCTTGTCGATGCTGGGCTTGGGGGGGCCCTTCCAGTTGCACGTCAGGTACGCGTCTCGCCACTTGGGTTTCTCGTGGTAGCCCGGTGCGATTATTCGGCCTTCCCTGATTCCGATTTCGATGAATCGCCGGCGAATCCGCTTCAACGTTTTGCTGATGAAGAGTATCTGCTGGATCGGATCGGTCTCGGCCCAGATATCGAGCTTCGCCTGCCGCTGGCTGGAGAAGTTCCCGTCGGCATACCATCTCGCGACGGTCGACAGGTCCAGCCCGGTCCCCGCGGCGATCCCCTTGAGTTGCTCGGCGATGAAGGCCGAGTATTCGCTGTTCGGATTTGACGGCGTGGGAAACTTGATCTTCTGTCCGGGCTTGAGGATCGGGAACAGGCCCTGCTCGATGCGGACCTCGATCTCATCGGAGGAGGTCGTGCTATCGTCTGTTTTTTTGGGCGCGCCGATCCTGGCGGCGACGTGGGCGGGCAGTCCCACGGGTGCGCCTCCGGCCTCCTGCTCGACGAACCCGTTGTACGCCGCCTCCGTTCGGGCCTTCATCGTGGAGTATTGCTCGTACATCGCCAGGTTGCGGACCTTCGGCAGGACGGAGGTCATCCAGGGGGCGCCGCATTTCTGGCGGACGCGGTCCTGGCGGAACATGTGTATCACGCGTTCTGCCTCGATCCGCCCGCTTTTGGTCGAGTATTCCTCAAGCGGATGTGCGACGGTGTGCAGGTGATACGCGACAGGCCCGCCGAATTCGTCGATCTCGATACCGCGGCGAACGGGTCTGCCCTCGTATTCGATTTTCATCGTGTCGGCCTGCTCGTATTCGACCTCCTGGAGTACGAGGCCGACGGTGTCCTTTTGCGGCTTGTAGCCCTCGATGATGAACAGGCCGCCGGCGACGAACAGTTCGTTCATCCATATCCATTGCTTTTCGGCCATCGTCTTCGTTCGTTCGGCGTCGCAGAACTCCGGCGAGTTCCACCACTCATTCCAGAGCCGATCGATCTGCTTATTGAATCCGGTGAGCAGCTTGCCGGTGTCCGGGTGCCTGGCGGCGCTGCGAGCGGTAATGCCTCCGCCGACCACGTATCGCCGATACGCGCCGCGGGCGCTTCCGGCGTAGCCGTCGGAGCGGTCCATGAGTCGGCTTCGCGCGATGAGCGTGTCGAGGTCGTTCAGGATGACCTGGTCCGCGGACGCGAGATTTGCCCGCCAGTCCCGGTTCGTTCGGTTCTTTTCCGCCGCCGGGTGGTGTGCCAGTTTCTGTCGCGACTTGTCGGCCTCGGTGAGGATTCGCCCGACGAACGATCCGATCGCCCGGGCGCCGCCATCGACGATGTTACCGATCGCGCTCATTGCGGCTCCTGGAAGCTGACAAGGGGTGCGCCGCCGCCGCCGGCGTCGATGGCGGCCTCTTCGGTGAGGTCCGCGTAAAGGTCGCGCAACCAGTCGATATGCTTTTGGAAAGCGTTTAGAGAGTGGTACTGGAGCGTGCGTCCATTGACTGTATAGGAGAGTTCCCCGAGGTTGACGGCCTCCCACGCCGCGTCGATCCGTGTGTTAACTTGTGCAGCCGTTAGCGCCATGCAAGCATTTTGCACCCGCTACCGGCCACGCGTGAAGATGGCACTTACCACGCTGCAGTAAGATTTTTCAAACGGAACCACCCACTTCCACGCAAGGCACGGCACCGATGGGAGACCAATACGGCGGGCGGGGGCGGACGATTCGCGTGCCGTGCTCATCGGGCAGCCACCTCATGGACACACCGTCCCTATAGCAGGACCAGTCGTGCTTGAACAACTCGACACTGACGCCGACAACCTTTCCGAGACCCATTGAACGTTTTTTCCCGATATACCTGATCCGCTTGAGCACTTGCCGTATTCTCGATGGTTTACCGACGGCGTAAGCGGTCATAGAGCGAGCCAGCAAAACAGGCATGGGTTGATTCCACTCACGATAGGTGGCGTTGGTCAGGTTGGGGTTTTTGTCGGTCAGTTCGGCCCGATTCTCCCTGAACTTCTTTCGCCAGTGTCGCATATCTTCAGGCGTGCCCTCGTCCGGAAACAACACCGACGCTCGCCATATCCACGTCCCCCCCATTCTCTTTCGCGCCAACGGCAGCGGTATATCGTCGGGTACGTCGAATCGCGTAAGATCTCGCCGGTGTTTGTGCATCGGCAGCAGCGCCCACGCGAGCAGGGCGTCGAGATGTATCGGCGAGAACGGATCGTGGTAGATACCAGTGCCGTCCAGTTCGAACGTAATCTTGCAATACGATTCACTCACAATAATCCTCGTTTCTTCCATCGCCGTCTCATCTCGGCGGCATTGGAACTGGACATGTAGCCAGTCGCCTTGCTTGTGGCGCTTCCTGGTCTGCAACCCGTGGCTGTACGGGCGTCAAGCCCGAACCGCCTGTACGTATTCAACAATGGCAATTCGTTGGTCGCTATATATGCCGCCAGGTCCAGGACCGTCCATCTCGCCAGCGGACAACATCTCAACCGCCCGTCGGCGTAACGATATATGTTGTTTCGGTCACCCTTAGCCAGTGTGTATCGCCGAGCCTTGCTTTCTTCCGCCGCGAGACCGACCAGCACGCCGTCATGGTTGCCGCCCGCCTCGTACGCGGAAATCGCGTCCCTGAGTTTCAGGCCTCGCCAGCACTCGATATAGTTCAATGGCCACCTCGCGCAAAACGCCTCCTGAACCGCGTTAAAATCGGCGATCAATTCCGCGTCCTCGCCGGTCCAATGCACGCACAGAATCCGGGTATCGATCTCGAACGCCATGTGAGCCATGACTATCGATTGTTTGCCCCAACTGAGGGCCACATACGGATCGCGGCATTGCCGGAGCATCGCGGAAATATCCTCCTTGGCTTTCGCCAGCAGGCACCGGTAAGGCGACATCACCGCGAGCATCCGACCCTCTGCGAGTTGTTGGTCCAGTACGTTCATTTGCCCTCGATCTCGTCCTTGCTGGGCAGCAGGTAGCACAGGACGCGGTAAGCCGGGTCGCGGTGGATGGTGGTCGCCCACGCGAGGAGGCTCGTCCATCGCGTGACGCTTATTGATCGCAGGGCGATGGGTTTCGCCCGAAGCGTTTCGAGCATGGCGCGTGAGATGCCGTTCACCCGCTCGTTATGGAGACGCTTCCACCATCCGGCGATCTTTACCCGATCCGACAAGTCCGCCCGCATCTCGTCGTATTGCCAAACTCGTCGAGCGCCTGCATTGACAGGCGCTCTCAAAGCCCCGTGCTTTTTGTACGATGTCGTTATGTACCCGGCCCATGGGGTGGACGGATAACGTTCGTTGAGGATCGTGTCTCTCAGCGACTTCCGTCCCTCGCTCCCGCGGAACAGTCGCATGTCGCCGTCACCAGCCAGCCAACACGCCATCCGCTCCCACTTGTACCGCAGAGCAGACCACGCGGGCAAACCGACGTATTGGCTTTCGGGCGTGACAAGCACTGCCTGGTCGCAGAAGCTTTTACCGATGAGCCTCTTCCGCGTGATGCCTGGTCCAGTTCGACCGGTAACGCAACATACAACATCGTCGAGAACATCGTCAGGCATGGCCGCGCGGTCCGGATCGTCAGCCCGTATACATGACGCCACTATTTCCACTGTGTGCATATGGTTACTCGCATTTCTCAGTAGCCAGTGCCCCGATATCGTGCAGGTATTCCAGGACCAGCTCTGTTTGTTCCTTGAGATACGTCTCGTATTCCGAGGCATCCGGCACGTTCGACGCCTCGATTTTGACGGAGCCGAAACCCCGCCGGTTTTCGGCGCCGATCCGCCCGTTTGAGCCCAACAGTTTCAGACCACGACCCAAGGCTGATCGTTCGGCCGATTGAGCATGGCGGGACACGTCGATTCCGCCATTGAGCACTGTCCCCGTTCGCAGGCATTCCGTCGTCGCTATCATGCTGTGGTTTTCCTCGTGCGACTCGTCATCCTCGCGGCGTGTCAGGTACTGCCAATCCATCAACTCATGGGCCTGGAGTTCGCCGGTTCCCCACTGATAGCAGCGGGGCCTGAAATCCCCCACGCATATTCGCCCGCTCAATATACGGTTCCCCATCGCGGCGCCCAACAGGCTCAGATGCGGCAGGCGGTCGCGAAACTCACGAAGCCCGTCGGTGCGGAGTATCCCATTTTTTCCGAGCGCCGCGGCAATCGCCGATGTGGCCTTGGAACTTTCTTCCAGAGTACCTCCGGAATAGAGGACGTAAAAAAACCACAATGCCAACTGTTTACGTCCAAGGCCCATCGCGGCGAGGAAGTCGTCAGCCAGCAGATCGCGGAGTTGTCCACGAATGGCGTTACCTCCGTAGAACGGCAAGTTAAGCACACCTCCGTCTCCCGCTTGCACCAGGCACCGCCGAAACAGGGTGGCGTTACCGGCCTTCTCGTCGGCCCCGTGTGCTAACGGACTCAGGCACTCGACCGTTATTGGGATGTCGTAATCTGGAGCGGTGACGATTCTCGCATCGTTCGAAGCCGCCGCGGGCAGAACTATTGCGTCGGCAGCCGCCATCCACTCATCCTTCTTTACCGTCAGTAACATGGCGGCCATCGAGGGGTACCGGCGCAGCCATTCGAGCACTCGCGGCGCCTCTGTCGAGTGGGCTTCACCTATAAACCCCACCGCCACGTCACCCCGCACATACTGCATTTTAGTGCCGAGTAACGATGCCAGGCGTTCCGCCGCACTTAATAATGTGGGCTGCGTACACGCCTGGCGAAGCCGCGAGACCAACAGATCGCGGAATCGTCGATCTGTGAGGAACTCTGAACTGTTGGCTATTTCGCGAATAAACTCCAGAGTCGTTTTCATACCACCACTTTTGTTCTCGTCGCTCATTTTTCTTTTCCTTTTAGTTGGTTTCCGGCTATGGCACTTACCACGCCGCAGTAAGGATTTTCGCCGTCGCCACGTCCCCCTACATGCCCAGGCGTTTGCGGACTTCTGCCACCACGCTCCGCGTGTCGTCGCCGGCCTTCGCCGTCCTCTGCGTTCTCCGCGTACTCTGCGTTGAATGCCGTTGCCTTCGTTGTTCGCGGTGTTCGCGGCCTGGAAGCTTATAGATTACGAACAATCACACCCGCGGCCGTTAGAAGGGCGGCCGTCATGCCGCGGAGTTTGTCCCCGCTGGGCGACCCCTTTTTCAGGACCGCCATAGCGGCCCCGTGTTCCGCCGCTCGCGCCACTGCCAGGCGAGCGCCCTGACGGAACGTTTCCGTCACGTCCTCGCCGGCGCACATCCACCGCCCCTCAACGATCCTCGTCGGCGGCCTCGGCACCGGGAGTCCCGCTTCCACCTCCGGGCAGATGTCGATCAAGTTGTATTTTTCACGCAACTTGCTCACCTCCTTCGGCCTGCCTATCCGTTTGCCGCACATGTATTGCCGGCCATGATATCGACACGGCACCCCCAGCAGGCAACGGCTGATTAAGATCGCCGGTTTTTCTGACTGTTTTTTCATCGTCTAAGCCTTCCCTTTCTTCGCCGCTCTCGCCTGTTTTTTTCTTCCGGCGGCGACTATGTTGTCGAATGATTTTCCGTTCTTACCGTTCAACGGCTGCACCACCCCCAACCGCTTTTCCCATCTACGCACGTCTTCTGCAAGCCCAGGATAATTATCTACCAGCGCGCATGCCTGCAAACCGCATTGCGCGGGGCAACACCAGCAAGCGGTCCTCACGAACCCCCTGTCGTAACCGGGCCATAGCGGCGCCTTGCTCTTCCTGAGCACCTCGTATATCTCCGTCTTCCGCACCGCGAAACACGGCGCGTAATGCGTGTACTCCTCCGCCTTCGCCCCCAGCGACATCAGTGACGACGTGGCGGTTTTCTTGCTGCCGCGGACGGCTTCTTCCGCTCGGCTGCCGGTGAAGATCGCCACAGCGGCGCCTTCGCGGGTCCGCCGCACGTGATCGCCGAAGGGTCGATGTATGAAGGTCTGCATACAGTTGCGATAAATCAGACTCGGCCAGGTTCCCTTGCTCGCCAACCAGGCCCACCATTCCTCTTTCGGTTTTATTATCTCGCACGAGGCCCCGGCCATCTCCGCCGCCTCGCGGACATACGCACCGGTGCCGGGGAACTCCACGCCTGTGTCCACATACACCGCCGTCGTTTCCACGTCGGGGAAGTTCCGCCTCACCCACAGCAAAACACACAACGAGTCCTTACCTCCGGAGAATTGCACGACCATCTCCTTCTTCCCCTCCAACATTTGACGCACATCGTCCGGGCACTCGAAGAACTCCTCCGCCCCTGTCCAGTCGAGCACATCATGCATCAGCCCCTTCTCGCCCGGACGATAACCTTCGGCGTCATCCCCGCCTTCGATCAGTTCCGCCAGTTCTGTCGCGAGCGCCTCCATCGCCGGCGCATCAAGGTTCACTTCCGCCATCAGTGCTTCCAGCGCGCCGATATCCGCCTCCGCCATCGCCGCCAGTGGGTCCAGCGTCAACAGTATTTTCTTTTCCGCCGCCGCCGACCAGTTACCCACAAGCACCGGCACGAGCGTGTCAGCGGCGACCGCCTCCTTCCTGGCGTGCCCGTCGATTAGGCGTCCGGTTCTCTCGTTAAATAGCAACGCCCCGGCCCAACCGATCTTCCGATCGGCCAACACGTTCCCCAGCGCCCGCACCTGCCCCTCCGGGTGTCGCCGCCAGTTACGCGGATTATCCTTGAGCGTGTCGGCCCGGACCCACTCGAGTCGCAACGGCTTCCCTCCACGCTTCTTCGCGCCCTTCGATTTCGCGCCATCTTTAGACTTCGCCATGATTCGTTCCTTTCTCAGCCTGCCGGCTGCCGCCGCTGTCATTGGTGGTCATTGGTTGTCATTGGTGGTCATAGTTACTCGTTCGTTGCCGTCATCCATGCCGTGCAACGCATCTTCGATAGCGTCGGGGTCGTAGCCCACGCGAACAACGTTTTCGTAACCCGCGATAGGTACTTCTCGCCTGGCCTGCTCGACGCCGCGAATCACTTCCCGCAGCCTGATGAGCACTGCTTCGAGCCTACTAAACTTGTCCAGCACTCTTGAAATCGACGCTCGTAATTCTGCCTGCCCCGATGGTAGGACAAGCCCTTGCCTGTTGCATAATCCCCGCAACAGCATCACATCACCGTCGAACACTGGATACGAAGGCTCAACGGTCTTCGCCGGAACAAGCACCACGCTTCCATCTTCGCGTACTTCTGGCTCGTCGCTCATAGCTGTTACCTTTGATCGCGTCGCCTGCCTTTTGGCTATCTTCATATCGCCACCTGCTCCGTCTTGCCGCAGGCCAGGCAGTGGACGTAGCGGATGCGTCCCTTGGTCGTGTAGACCTTCGAGAACAGGCCGACGGACAGGCAATGCCTGCACCGTTTGATCGACAGCGCCGCGTCCAGCTTGGATCGTTTCTCCCGCCGCTTCCGTTTTTTTTCGCCTTCGCCTTTGTCCTTCACCGCAGGCTCGATCGGCTTTACGTCCTGCGTCCCTGCATCTTGCGTCATTTCAGTTCTGTCGGCGTCCATGCGTTGCTCCTTCGTTTCTGGTTTTCCTGTTGTCTGGCTTGTTGCTCTCGTAGTTGTTCCGCCTGTTCCTGGCGCATTCGTCCCAAAACATCTTCCGGCGGCAGAAGGTGCACGCTGGCCATGTACGCCGCCGCGATCTGGTACGCCTCGCAATCGTGATAATCGTGCCGGCCACCGGCGTGGACCGGCTTCCACGCCTCGATTACCCCCGCCCCGCGACGATCCGCCGTCTTGTGCATCGCGGCCATGTGGTGGTTGTATTCGTCGTCGTCGTTCCGGTTCAGCAGCCACACCTCCGGCCCCTCCTCGCCGGCGTCGCCCTTGCTTCGACCGGCGGGCGCGGGGATGCCTCGCACCATCCAGTCGGCCAGCAGATCGTTGCATCGCTGGGTATCGACCAGCCAGCCGCGGAGGTCCTCCGGCGCCTTCCGCTTGCTGTCGGCCGCCGTCGATCGGCCGATCGGATTCTTCATCGCCCAATACAGTCCCGTCCCAGGCCTGGAAGCCCCCTTGATCGCCCGGATCACCGTCTGGCGTGGCACGACCCACTCGTAGACCTGCATCGTCCTGGACACGCCCAGGAGCCGATCCTCCGTACCGCCGCTGTCGATCAGGGCCATAGCTATCGGCTGGGGGTCGAACTGCCCGCCCTCGACCGGCCAGGTCGTCGCGAACAGCAGGCGGTCCAGATCCTCGAACCGCATCAGCTTTCCGTGCCATACCCGCTGGCTCCGCAGGCCGGATCCCCACGCCCGGACCACCGCGTAGAAATGATCCTGCTGCGTGTCGATGGTCGCCAGGAGCACCCACCCCCAGGACGGCACCACGCCCGCCGGCAGCGTCGCCCGGCGGCACTTGTCGGCGAACAGGCCGGTCTTCGCTCGCCGGACCTGGAACTCGAACGGTTCGCCCAGCGTTTCGGTGCGGAAGTTGTAGCTCTTGGTCAAACTCCCCTCGGCTCGCAGGAACTCCGCGGCGATTTCGGCCCAGTGCTCCCAGAGGCAGTACAACGCCGGAATCTGCATCCCGATCCGCGTGCCGTTCGGCCATCGCTCGACCTTCTCGGCGTCGGCGTGGATTTCACCCCAGGCGTCGACGACGTAACCCTCGTCGGTGCTCCATCGCCCCGAGCGGATCATGGCAGCCTTCTGCTCGTCGACGATCCTCTGGTTGCAATGGGGGCATTCGTACCACGCGTCCCCGGCGGCGACGACCTTGTCGGCCAGCGAGTTCTTGCCACCTGCGGCGTCGGCCTTGCTCCACTTCAGTTGCGGCCACAGCAACCGTTGGAACTCGCCGCAATGGGGGCACGGGACGAAGAAATGCAGCTTGATCGAGGACGCCTCGAAGAGGACGTGAATCTGCCCGGTCGTTTTCGTCGGCGTCGATATGTTGAACTGGAGGCGGCGGTCGCCGTAGGTCCGCATCCGCTTCCACGTTCGGCCGATCGGGTCCGGTTCGTCGCCCGCCCATTGCTCGAACTTGTCCACCTCGTCGTTGATGACACGCCGGAACGGGTTTGAGGCCGTCGAACTCGCCGACCCGGACCACATCAAATCGAGCTGGAACCCGTTGTCCAGGTTGATCGTCTCGATCAGGGCGTCGCGGACGTTGCCCAGCAGTCGCCTCAAAACCCCCGTCCGGCGGAACAGCGGGAGGATGCGGCTCTTGGCTATCTTCCTGCCCTTGTCACGGTCCGGCAGCGTCAGGCCCACCGGGTCCGGTTCCATGTGGGCCCAGTAGCCCAGGAGATTTCTCGCGGCTTCCGACACTCCGATCTGGGCGGCCTTCTCGATGTTGGCCTGGACGCAGCCAGGCACGCAGGGAATGTCCATAATCCCCCGTAAATACGGGGCATTGTCATTGCGATACGGGCCTGGAATAGCACTGCGATACAGGCGACGATGCCGTTCAGCCCATTCGCTGGGGCGCATCCGCCGCAACGGGCGCCACGCGGACCGTTCGGCCTTGTTCCAAATGGCCACGTCGGCGGCGGCTATCGCGTTCGAACGCGATCTAGTTTTCGTCGCTGTCGTCACCGGCGGCGAACTCCTCGAATATCTCGTTCATGCGCTTCTGCAACAACATCTCGATTGCCTCCCGATCCAAGCCCGCCAGTGAATTTGCCATCGACCGCGGCAACGCGATCAACACGCCCTTGACGGCGTGTATCTGACGCAACCTGGCACGCTGGGCTTCCACGGCGTCGATCAGCTTTCCGGCCTCCATCAACCGCTTCTGGCGGATGTATAGCGCCCTCTCGATAGCAGCCTGCATCCGGGCCTTGGTCAACGGGCCCATCGCCGCGAACTCGCCCGTACCGGCCTGTGCCGCTTTGACCTTCTTGCGATACGCCGCCGCCGGATCGCCCTTTAGGTGTATTTCCGACCACGCCTTTACGCTCTCCACGTTCCAGGGCGGCGTCCGGCCGAATGGCCAGTCGTCGCGGGCTAACCATTTGCGCACCGTCGATTCGGCGCGACCCACGAGGCGGCCCAAGGCGCGTATCGACTTCGCTTTTGCGGATCGCTTCTTGGCCATTCACCTTCGGCTCCCACCAACAGCATCGTCGTGGCCCGAAGACCCACTGCTTACGGTCCTTAGATAACTGCAACTCATTACGCACCTTCTTGTTGCGCCCCGGCGGCACTCGATATCCGATTCAAATAAACG